GGTAGAACTGCTTCGGGCATTGGTCAAATGCTTTGATCTTGCTGAAGGACCACGGCCATACTTTACTCATCCACAGAACTTTCTGGTTTGAACACGTCACGCGCAAGGCGTTTCATACGTTTTGTTCTAAAGAACCCCACGTACTGTTGGTGCCGTACCATGTATAACCGTGCAAACAAAGCTATGAAGTTATTAGAAATTTTATATTCGTTGCCTACGGTTACTATGTTAGTCTCCCAACGCACCCTATTAGCTATCAGCCAACCGCTTAAATTCTTATGCCCTCTGCTTATTGCTTCTGCGGTGAACCGCTCAAACAAAGTAAAAAAAGCGGGATTCTTTTTGTGCCAGATCAACCAATCACGCCCCAAGGCGCTCTCGCGCATAACCTCGTAAAACTCTGTTTCAGTACAGGTGATTTCTATCGTGCTCATTCACATTCTCCATATGATTTGCCCGTGCCACTTTCACAGGTGATTGGTAGGCCATCGGCCCAGTCAGGTGTCTGGCGCATACATTCTTCTACGAACTTACGCGCTTCAGATAGTTCCGCGTCTTTAACGCAGCACACAATCGAGTCATGTACTGTTAGCACAACTTTGTATCGCTTGGCAATCAGTAACATTTGGTGCCCTATGATGCAACGTGCAACGGCTTGGCACACGTTCTCCACGACCTTACCACCGTATATACGGTTCGGACCTTTTCGGGTCTTATAGGTGTACTCTGGACCTCGGTCGCCCTGCTCCGCAGCCAAGCCATGGTAGAACATAGGCAAGCCAGAGGGCAAAATAACTGCGTTGCGCCGCGCGTCTACTTGCAGGACACCTTCTTTGCCAAACTGTAAACTGTCCCCCCGTGCCATGTATTCAACCATGTTGTTGGCGTCTCTCCACAACTGGCTAATCGCACTGTTGGCATTGCGGTAAACCTGTATGATCCGCCGCGCCTCCTCTAGTTCTATGTATACACCCATACCCTGTAGCTGTAGCTGAAACTTAACCGCGCCCATGCCGTACCCTGCGCCAAGGATTGTAGTCTTACCCACGAACCTTTGTTCCTTAGTCACCCCGTCTGCTGGCACGTTATAGATGCTGGACGCCATGTACTTGTAAACGTCCTCACCAGCCGCAAATTGTGATACCAGATCATTCTGTCCAGCTAACCACGCAAGCACACGCGCCTCGATCTGCGAACTATCGCAGTCTATAAGGGAATGTCCCTCGGGGGCTATGATGCTGCGCTTTAGTTTCTTGCCGTTAGGCCCACGGCTCGGCAGGTTTTGCAGGTTGATCTTATCGTCGCCACCCCAGCGCCCCGTATGCGCAGCATAGTATCTTACAGGGACAGGTAGTAAGCCCCGCTTGGATATATCTATGAACCGCTGTGTGCGTGTTTCTTCCAAGGTACTTTTACTACCCAAACGTGCAGCGACAAGGGCTTGCACCCTATCGTCCTCATGCTCCAGTAGTTCTTTAAACTCCTCGTCATTCTTGGCGAAGGCGAAGGTTTCTTTCTCGGTTGCAAGGCTAATCTTCATGGGCGGTACAACACCCAGACTTGTAAGTAGCTCTGCAAACTTGAGGTTAGACATCAGCTCTTTCTTGTCTGTAATACCCGCATCTATTAGCAGCTTATCCTTACGCTCCTTAACGTCCTCTAGGTGTGACTCCAGTAGCCCCATATCGAGATCAAGTGTAGGTTCCGTAAACATCCGCAGCGTTGCATCTATAAGACGTAGTTCTTGCTTGGGGAACTTACGTGCCATGATGGCGAACAGCTTATGCGTTAACTCTACATCGTTAATACAGTAATCCCCGTACCTACTCAGTTCTTCTGGTGCAAAATCTCCACGCCGTTTTCCGAGGGCGTTGAGTACCTCAGTGCCTTTAACGCCGATATTGTATCTTTCAGATAACGCAGCGAGGCTTGCGCGAGCTTCAGTCCCATGAAGGGCACGGGCAATACACAAAGTATCGGTATACACCCTAGGACGAATATCAAAACGCCAACTAAGAATGGAACCATCAAACATAGTATTATGGCAAAGTAACATAGCGTCTTCCCAAGGGAAGGTCTTGAGGTATTTTTCAATCTGGTTGTGCGTCCCACTGGCCCACTCCGTTGGTTGATTGTTGAGTTTAACGCTAACGCCAATGGCCTCAAACTGCGGGTCACGTACGTATGCTTCTGTTGTCATCTTAGACAGTGAATAGTCCCTGTCGTAAAATGTTTCAAAATCTAGCGTGACTATCTGCATCATGCTCTCCCTTTGTCATGTGTACTTTGACCCCAAACGCCGTCCTGTTTTGTTTACACGTTGTGTGGGGTCGCCCATGTTCCACGCTTTCATTTGGGTTTTGGTGGGGATCATACCCCACCTAGCCCTTGCGCGTTTATTTTCTTCTGCGGACGCAGCAAGAAGTAGTTCCGCGTAACGCTCCTCAAAAGTTTTCGGTTGCATAGCTGCAATAAGCGCAGCCCGTGCTTCAAATTCCTCAGAGGTCATACTCAGCCTACTTTCCGTGCCATAGCGCATTCGTATGCGATCCCTGCATAGGCCATAAGATCAACATAGTGATCCCGCTTGTCAGGACTAATGCGGATACGGGCGATCTTTGCAGCGATCAAAACCATCACGGCATCGTGCTCATCCATATCCCACCCAGTTGCCACCCCCGCTATGGTAGCTATGTTCCTGTGGTTTGTTACAGGATCACCGTAATCTATGTTACGAGCGCCGCACGTAATCTCCTCGGCTTCGCGCAACAGTTGAACACGGAGGGGTAGTTCTTCTTCTTCCTCTAGCCTTTGGCGCATCGCTTCCATCTCGAACACCTCTTTCGGTGTGCCGATCTTGGACTTGAGTTTGTACGTGTAGCTGTATGATGTGCCCGTAGCCTTAGCCACTTCACTTGTACTAGCAAGCGGGTGTTCAACTAGGTACGCCCATACTTTATCTGTTTTGGATTTTTTAGTCATCTTATTCTCCTACTGCTTTATCTTTATCATCGCGCAATATATGCACAATGTTTTCCAGTGGGGTCATGTCTAACCCAATATGTTCCGCGCAACCACGGAACCTTTCGAGCCACCCTGCTAGGCTAGTACCACCCTGCCTACGTAACTCTGCCTGTGCGTTAGCATCAGTCGGATCAAACGGTTCATACCCACCACCATCTCTGCGCTTGGATACAGGGGAAATGTACGCAGGATACTCTGTCACCTTGATGGCGACCACAGAACTATCTACGTTTTCCGTTTTAGCAACGATACGCAGACCAGACGCCATTTGACGCGCCATCTGTATACGATGTTGTCTCGCAGCTTCCGCATCGTCCATCCCATAGAAGGCATGGTATGCCTCATGTTCTGGCTGCGTCGCTAACCAATCAACAAAGTCCGCTGGAT